GTGGTCTTTGACTAGCTCAAAGCGGGGTAGCTGTTCACTCAAGAAACTGCGCATTGAGGCGCTATATAAGCTGTTAAAGTCTTCGAGGGTGAAGGTCAGAGATAGTTGCTTAGTCATAGTCATACTCCTGTCTGTTCAGTTGTTACCGTGGTGAGCCCACGAGATGGCCAGCGCGCATTGAGTTACGCTGGCCGCTGCTGGGCTCACAGGAACAAGAGAAGAAGGGGGACAGTGAAGACGCAGACGACTGCGATCAGTTCACCTAAGATTTCTATGGCCTGTCTCATGCTGCCACCTCATCAGCTGTCTGGTCGATGGCCCACTCGACGCAATCTGCGGTGAGGTCTTTGGTCAGCTGTGCCAGTGCATCCTTGCTGAGTGCTGCAACGATAGATTTCTGAGCGTGACCATAGGAACAGTAGGCATCTGCCGCTGTGAACTTGGTAAACTCTGAGATGATAAAGGTGCGCAACTGTCTGGCGTTGCATTCACACAGTGCCTTCAAGTTAGCTGCGCGGTGCTCTTCGCCCTTGTAGCTGCCTTCGATCCAAAGGCTGAAGTGTCTGCGAACGATGTGGTTGGGGTCTGTGAGGTCGCCTGTTAAGTCTTGGGCGATGCTTTGTGTTGCTGTAAGTGTCATTCGATCAGTCTCCTTTTGGTTAAGGAGTGCTGAAGTCTCACGAATGGTTGGTGGTGTTCTGCGATTGTTGCCGCTTGATATACACAGGGGGAGTTACAGTCCCCTGCCACACCTTGCGGCCTGTCGCCCACTAACTTAACGTGACGCCTTCGGCCTCCGTGGTATCTTGATGCCAGTTTATGCAGTCCCCCGCAAGCAAAAAGTTTGCCCAGGAGATAACTTTTTACACTAATCGACCTTCTGTCACTCTATAGAAGGGGAAGCGGAGCCAATAGCGCCGCGGGAGCACTAATAGTCGACCAAAGCCCAAGAGCTTGAGTGCTATTAGATGACCCAAGAAACATCCTCCTTGATAACACCAATCAATAGAGAACCAAAGAACGTCCAGAGCTGACCTTAGTCAACTATAGTACCAGCCAAGAGCTGTGTGTGTAGTTGTGTTGCTGAGGTGGTTGCTCAGGACAACCAAGGTCGACCACCTCACCTTCGAGACTGTTGGTCCCTTGGTTCCCACCATTAGAGCAAGAGAGAACCGAAGATGCTCAGAGCAATCGTGAGAAGACTAAAGATAATCTATCTGTCATGTGCTGCCTATGAGCATCACAGGCTAGCCAATAGAGCTGCTGATCAACTGCGGATGCACTCGACCAAGACGCTAAAGGACATCGGCATAACTCGTGGCACTATTAGTTCTGCTGCTCATCACAAGTGTCCTTGGTGTAATGACGATGTGTGGCAAGAGTGGATTAAGTGATCGGGTGTTGACTGGGGTTGACTGAGGTTGTCCCAATCTGTGTCGAAAACTCTAAGCCCCCAGCCTAACAAATTTCCCGTCGGCTAATGGCAAACTAATGTCACCTCGTGTTCATAACATAGGCCCCCACCAGTGGGACCATACATCCCTCACACCACAGAAGCTATAGATTGCAGTAGGTTAGCTGTTAGCGTCCCTCGTTTGCTTAGGTTCCCTAGTCAAAAACTGACCCCCGCACCCTCGAAACAAAAGCAACTTCAAAATACAGGGCTAAAGTTCTTGTTGTTGTTGTTGTCGGCCTCAGTCAACGAGAGGCCCCCCACAGAAACAAAAGAAAGAGGAACCATAGATATGGCTCTGGAAAATGGAACATACGTCAACTCTCTGGTCCCTGCGAACCCTGCGTCTACTGACGGTCTCGCGCAAGCTGATGACCACATTCGCCTAATCAAGAGTACGCTTCAGAATACCTTTCCCAACTTGACTGGCGCTGTCACTGCCACACAGGCAACTCTTAACAATACGCCAAGCACTTTGACTGACCTTGGTATATCTGATGGTACTAACAGTCAGGTGCTCCAAACAGATGGCAGTGGCAACTTTAGCTTTGTGTCATTAGCTGAGGGTACTACTTACACAGGTGGTACAGGCATCGATGTTAGCGGCTCTATAATCACCTGTACTGTAGACACCCCGGCAGAGGTAGGCCTTGGCAACCTAAGCAGCAACGGTAACAGCCTCAGCGGTAGCTTCACTGCCAGTGGTAACATTACTGCCTACTCCGACAGTCGCTTAAAATCAGACGTAGAGACGATACCTGATGCCTTAGCTAAGGTAGCTAAGATGCGTGGTGTCAACTTCACTATGAAGGACACAGGTGCTCGAAGCACTGGTGTCATAGCTCAAGAGCTACAAGCAGTCATCCCAGAGGCCGTACATACTAACGATGATGGCTACCTAAGTGTGGCCTATGGCAACCTAGTTGGTGTTCTCATTGAGGCCATAAACACGCTTAGTGAAGAATTAGAGCACCTAAAGCAAACCACATATTGAATGTGAGGACATAAGTCATGGCATTACAAAGTAGTGGTCAAATAAGTTTACTGAATGTTGCTACAGAGTTTGGTGGTTCAGCACCCCACAGGCTGAGTGAATACTACGGAGCTGCTGCTGGCATACCGTCTGACGGTGAGATTTCGCTTGGTGACTTTTATGGAAAATCATCCGCTGTCAGTATTACTTACTACGTTGTTGGTGCAGGCGGCGGCGGTGGCGGCGCTGGGAACGTGAGCGCCAGCGGAACCGGATCATCTGGGACATCCACAAGCATTTCTGGATCGGGCATTTCTACAATCACAGCGGCTGGCGGCGGCGGTGGCGGTGGTGGCTACCGCCTCTCAGACACTAACGGAGATAAAACCCAAAGGGCTGGCGGTATTGGCATCACAGTTGGCGGTGTAGAGCGTGGCGCTGGCGGCGGCGGAGGATTTAACCTTAGTGGCGGTGATGACCTAGAGCGAGGCGGCGGTGGCGGTGGCGGCGCAGGCGGCGCTGGTCAAAGTAGTATTGATCCAAGTAATAATGGCGGCTCTCAAGCTGGTTACGAAACGGGGACATTCTCCTCCGTTGCAACAGGCACTTTCATTACTGTCACTATCGGGTCGGGCGGTACTGGTGGCTCAGGTTATGTACCAACAGGAAATGGGTATGCTGGGAACAGTGGCTTTGTTCGCTTAGAGTATGGCGGCAATACTTACGACTTCACTTCATCTGGGACACATACGGTGTCATAATCGGAGTTACTAGATATGCCTAACTTACCAATCCGTGGACTAGGTTCCGTGGGTGTGGTCACTGATGTTGACCCCTACAACCTCCCCACCAATGCCTACACCAGAGCCAAGAACATTAGGTTCACTGATGGCAATGTGACCCGTGGCCCAGTCTACCGGGCTGTGTCCTCTACAATCCCTTGGAACCCTGTGTTCTCCTACGGCCTCACTGCACTCTCTGGTTACGATACTGTGTTGTTGGTGGATGATACCTTTGACATCTATGAGTTCTCCAATGGCACCTTCACGCAGAGGTTTAACTCCGGCACCTCCACGACCATCTATAGGACCACAGCAACCACGTTAGCGGATGTGCAATACGTCAACCGTGCAGACCAAGTGCCTGTAGCAAGAACACCCTCTAGCACTAACTTTACGGCTCTGGCTAACTGGCCTCCTAACTACACCACAACAGTCCTTCGATCTTTTGGTGACTTCTTGTTGGCTCTAGGCACTGTGGAGGCAGGTACTAGCTATCCTAACCGTGTGAGGTTCTCAGACCCCGTGCTGGCCAACCAAGTGCCAGATACATGGGACGAGACTGACTTGACTAACAGTGCTGGCTTCAATGACCTCGTGCAAATGAAGACACCCATAATGGATGGTGCCACACTAGGTGCCAACTTCCTTGTGTATTCCCAGGACCAAGTGTGGATGATGGAGTTCGTAGGCGGTACGTTTATCTTTAACTTCCGTAAGGTCTTTGATGATGCCGGCGTAATCAATCAGAACTGCATCGTGGAAGTAGAGGGTCGCCACTACGTTTTCGACCAAGATGACATCTATGTGACTGATGGCAACACCCGTCAAAGCATATGTGACGGCAGGGTCCGTAAGTACATCTTTGGTGGCATGGACACCTCCAAGACCACTGAGTGCTTTGTGGTCCACAACAGTGCCCTAGAAGAGATATACTTCTGCTACCACACAGGCGACGATATGGCCCTGTACGCAGATGGAACCCACTGCAACCGTGCAGCTGTCTACAACTACAAGGAGGACGTTTGGTCCTTCCAAGACCTCCCCAACGCAGTCAGTGGCACAGAGGCCTCTGTGGACAGTGTGTTCTCATATGCTGATGCAACCCAGACCTATGATGACATTGGTGGCTCCTACCACGACCAAGAGAGCCAGAATACCCGTAGGTCTCTGCTAGTGTCAGCTACTGGTGGTGGCGTTGCAGACAGCAAGCTCTATGGTATCGACCTAGTGGACCAAGGCAACTTAGCCCAGTCTGTAGACACCACAGTCTCCTCTCCGCTTCTACTGGAGCGTGTAGGCATAGACCTAGATGACGTTGGTATCCCTCTTAGCGGCTACAAGGTCATCTCCAAGGTCTACCCTCAGATGTCTACTGATAACTCAGATGCAACATTTGGTTTTACCTTTGGTGCTGCTGATACTCCTAATGCCACCCCCAACTACCAGACTGAAGTCACCTTTGACTCCTCTGATGCTTACAAGGTGGATACACGGATTGCTGGTAGATACCTGTCCTACAAGTTGACTACAGCCACACTCAAGGACTTTGCATTTAGTGGAATGGACGTTGAAGTTGTAGTCACAGGTCGGAGGTAACTTATGTCACTATCTGACAAGATCAACATGCTGGTGTCTACTTACACGAGACGCCAAGCACCCAGCCTCAACCCTGACTTCCTACCCAACTATTTGCAGGAAGAACTCAGAGAGATAGAGGCCTCTATAAGGTCTCTCAGTGATGCAAGTGTGCAAGTGGCAGACAGAGCCCCAGAGAGCCCCCGTAAGGGCATGGTTCGCTATGCTGTGTCCCCTTGGAACCCTCTAGGTAATGGGACTCAAGGACTGGTTGTCTACAACGGCACCGCGTGGGCGGCAGTTTAACACTTATATAAAGAACAAAAGGAATATCATATGTGGGGCGCAATAATCGGCGGTGCCATGGGCCTTATGGGCGCAAACAAGCAAGCCAAGTCACAAGACGCAGCAACAGCAGCCCAAATGGCTGGCTTCAACCAA